TACTGTTTAAGAGTTGGATCCATAAATGAAACATATCCCTTATCTCTTGCTTCTTTATATGCTTCTGTATCATTTGGATTAACTATTATTTTTTCTCCAGGCGCTTTCTCAATATCAGAAATTTTTGTTAATAAATCTGATCCTGCTATCATTTTTGATACCGTTCTATCATATGCCTGCACAAGATCAAATATATTATTATATCTAGGCTTTAATCCAGCCTTTTTAAATGCTTCATCATACGTAAGAAATGTTTTCATATCAGCAAATGGATTTCTTGTCTGAACAGATTTAGGTAACTGAGTTGTTTTGAATGCTTCAGGATTTTCATAAAAACCAGGTAGATATGCCTCTGCAACTATGTCTCTTGGATTAATATTTCTTAAATATGGTTTATTATTTATTTCATCTGCTGAAGTTTTAAAATGCTCTCTAATAGCACTTTCAACTTTCTTTAATGGTTCTGGCATTCTTTTAGATAAAGATTCAAATGTATCGCCACTAATCTCAGGATTTCCAGTTTTCTGTAAATAATAAATAGATTCTTTAAGTTGTTCAGGTGTAAATTTCTCTTTTTGCTGTACCGTTTCTGCAATTTTATTCCATTTAAACTGACTCTCTATCATTCTCTCATTCTTTTTACCTATTGTTTCACGAATCAAATCAAATGCAGGTTGCTGTCTCTTAAACTTGTCTACTTGTTCAGATATTGCTTTTGGAGCATATTGTTTTATTCTGCTCTTAAGTCCTGCTAATTCTTCTGTAGCAACTTCTCTAGTTGGTATGCCAATTTCTGGCTTTCCTGTTAATTTTCTTCCTATTCCTCTTACTCCTCCTGCCGCCTTCATACCACCTAAAAGAATAGCATTCTCAGCAACTTCTTTAGCAGATGGAATTTTTCCCTCCAATGCAGTTTGAGCTCCAGTCATTGCTGCTAGTTCTGTTCCACCCTTTAATAACGCTCTTCCTGGTGCTGTAGACGCTATTTTACTTAATCCTGGTGCAACTTTCATTAAAGGATACAATCTGCCAGCTCCGCCCATTGCACCACCTATTATTCCTTGTTTACCACTCTGAAGTAATATATCTCCTATCTCTCCAGCTTTTTCCATAGATGATTTATTTATATCACTAGGAGATTTTATATATTCTGATACCTGCTTAATAAGTTCTGGTAAAAATCCTGATCCTACTCCAGCACCTATTGCTGCACCCAATGGTCCACCACCTAACGCTCCAGCTAATAATCCTCCAAGTGTTCCGCCAGCTGTCATTGTTGGTATATCTCCCCCGATCTCTCCAGCCTTATATGCTAATGATTGTCCCATAGGCGCATCACCACCAAGATATGCACTTGGCGAATAACCTAACATTCTAGCTAAAGATGAAGACTTTAATCCTTGGGACATTGTATTCATATATCCCAAATTAGGTGATAATGTCTTATCTGGACCAGATATAGTAGGTTCTTCTGGCATAGACATAGTAAATACACGAGCTTTAGGAATTTTTGGAACTGATGGCGGATTAGCAAGACTTCGTAAAAGTTGAACCAACTGTTCCTTGTTTAAATCAGCCATCTCTTCTCCAAACAATTAAAGTTTTAATGATTGTGCTAATTTCATTAATGTTTCATCTGATTTGCTACTTACTCCTCTAGGCTGTCCTGGTGCATATCTTGATCTAAATACATCTTCAGATGTTCTTCCATATTCTTTTAAACCTGTTCCAAGAAGATTTTTAAATTGTGAACCAAAACCACCTCCTACAGCTGCTCCTGCTGGACCACCTATTGCTCCGCCTAATGCAGCTATCAATATTGGCAACATTGTTTCTCCAATTCCAGGTGTTTCTGGGCGCATTATAGTTTGAAATCTAGGCTCTAAGCCTAATGATAGTTTCTGCATTCCACCTTGCATTTTTAATCCAGCTAACTGTTGCATTAGGTTTAATCCAGCTGTTTGCAACGCATCTTGAAATCCACTTGATCTTTGTCCGCCTCCCATTGCTGTAAATTGTTCTGCCATATCAGGAACGGTTTCCTGTTCATATTGGTTTCTAAATAACTTAGAAAGTTCTTCAATATTAGTATCTTTTTCACCTTGCATCATATATCTTTGGCGCAATGCTTCTTGTTCAGGCGTAAAAAGTGGAACCTGTTGAGGCTCTGATTTATGATGACCAAACGTTCTACTAAACCATGACATATATACTCCTAATATTTTAGATATTCCAATATCACATATGTAGTATCATATAACGAATAATTAGCAGAAGTAGTTATAACTATGTTAGTAGCATCTATTCTTATATTAATATCAGGATTCGCGCTAGGTATAGGCAAATATAATAGATTTGTTGTATCTGATGCTGCTCCATAAATTCTTGTAAACGTAAATCCAACTGTAATATCTATTCCATGTGCTACTGTTTTGGCTGCAGTATTTGGCAATGCTCCAAAAGAAACCATCTTTCTAAATACCTGACGCACGTTAGTTGCATTTGTTCCAGTAACTGCAGGATATACTTGACCATTTACAAACTCTTCTGAGTCATAAAATGCTGAATCTTTTATATTCAATGTAGTCTGAATCAAATTAATATTTTGATATAACCTAACCAATAATTCTTTAAATTTATCGCTAGTTACGTCTATATCCATTATTTCTTGCATATCCCATACAAATGTACTTGGAATAAATGCTCCATGATCAGCCATTATTGTAACCTTTCAGATGTAGATCTTGCATGTAATATTAAACCTTCCATCCTAAAATCAGATTCTACTATTTCTGCATTTTTCATTTGATTATCATTAAGATACATATTTATCTGTATGCATTCTCCCTCAGTCTGAAAATATATATCATGCCATAGTCTTCTCTGTCTTTCTTCCAAAGGGCACAAAAATAAATCATATGGATGTGTTTCTAAAACATTAGTTCCTAACAAACTATTTGTTACAGTTGCGTCTCCTATCATAGATGTATCACTAGAAGATGGTGCACAATCTACTACTATTTCTCCAAACGCTGTTGCCTGTACAGCAAAAGAAATCTTTGCTAAATAACAGTTTTTTCCTTTATCTACATACAAATTAAATTGCTTAGTTAATATATCTATTTGTGAAACCCTAGCTGCACTTCCTCCGCCAGGATAGACTCCAATTAATGTTGCTCCACCCAACACTACGGTATTTGCATCTATAACCCATACGTCATATATTCCGGTACCAGTAAGAACCGCTGGCGCTATATTAGTTATCTTTATATAATCTCCAGTATTTAACGTATGATTCATTATTATGCAACGAACTACTTGATTCAATGTAAATATATCTGTTACCTGCATAACTGCAGCGTTAGTAGATACATCGGGTATACACATAAATACAAATCCCTGCTGATTTCCAGCTAAGATTTGCCTATATTGTAATTGCGCTACTCCATTATCCCATTGAAAGTTAGCCCCGCCCCAATTCATTTGATTATTTGCCCATGTCATTGCTGGATTATTAGAAAAATATCCAAAAGCAGTTATCGTATCATCTGCTTGTCCCCATGCATCATCTGTATAGTTATATATAAAGACCTTATTAGGAAATGTTTGAGAAAATATATTAGCACCAGTACTTGGATATGCCCAATATATCATTTCAAGTTCGTAATCTCTTATTCCAGATATTCGTTCTAATCCATAATTTGCATTTCTTATCTCAAACGTTTGATCACCTATCTTATCATCTATCTTTGTAACATTTGCTCCAGTACAACCATGTATTTCTGTTCTTCCTACTGCAAATATAGCTTTATCAAATGGTACAACTGACTTTAACGATCTAGATCCCATTTCTGTATTAATTTTCTGCCAGACAAACGGAAGAATTTGATTTCCAGTATATGCCAATTCATATGTACTTCTTTCAAAATAGATTATCAATCTATCTTTAATAAACTCAGCCGCAAAGATTTCTTCAGATGTTGGAGCATCTATATATCCAGCACCATTATATAATTTTGTTACTGCTCCAATAGTCCATGTTTCTTTAGGTGCTAACCATGCATTTGATACTGCTGCAGCAACGTTATTTGGAACATCTGCAGGAAATGGTGATCCATTATGAGAAAATCTACATCTATTTTGATACTGAGTATTTAATCCAGTAGTAACATTTCTTTCTATTGTATTAAGCAAGAGCAATCTATCCTTAAATGGTATTATTATTCTTGCTGTTTGAACATAGTCATCCACAACATTAGCTATAACTTTAATTACAGGTCTAAATTCTGTCCAAGCACCATTTTTATAGGTATACATTGGATCGTCGCCTGCCGCAGGAGCTCCAACAGTAGCATTAAAGTTAGTTACAAACATTGCTATTAATCCAGGCGTTATACCTGTCCAATTGCATGTATAAAAGAAATCTGAATCTCCGCCATGAAATACTAAAGTTCCATCTCTATTCCATGCCGCACCATTAAATCTATAAATAAACTGTGTATCAAAGGCATATGATGGACTCGTTGCTGGATCATTTGTTTCATATCTTGTTATACCCATTACTGGTTGTGCTGGATAAAAATATATAGGAGTATTTGCAAGACAGAAATTGAATACATAGGCACCAGTTGTTGTATTGTAAGTTCCTAAACCAACACCACCTACGCGCAACATATTAACTGGAGCTCCAAGCGTAGCAACTGTAAATATTTCATCGCCTATATTAAACATTTGGCCCATTCCAAACGTTGCTCCGGGAACAACTCCTGCAGCATGTCCAGCTCCATCTGTTGTATTAATTAATATCCTTAAGCGAGAATTTAATTGAGCATTTCTTGGTATTCCTACTGCTGCACCACTTAATATCGATCCAAATCGCTTTCTAACTACTCCTTTATGGATATATGCATTCTCTAATTTTGCAAACGCATCTTCTGGTATCATCCACGCTTTAATTTCAGTTACTAATCCTGTCTTAAAAGGAGCTATAAGAAAACGATCGTAAGGCATTTTAATCCCCTATAGCAAAATAATAATATTGTCTGTTTCCAGCACCAGTATGCGTCAATGTTACATTTAATAGAGTATTAGCCTGAATATACATATTTCCAGTTTCTCCAACTAACGGAGATACCATAGATACTTGAATATTATATACGTGTGCAAAATTAGGAACTCCTGGATCATTACAGAAATTAACTACTAGAGCTAAGTTAGGCCCTATAAGACCAGTACCCCACTTGTATATTATTCCAGATGGTAATACAGCATATCCAACTACATCTTTTACTGCTGAAGTAAACTCAACTCTGTCTGCACTTGCTTCGTGCACAAATACAAGTTCTGATGTACCAGTTATTGCTGATGCTCTACTGTATAAACCTACTTCATTAGCTATTGTTACAGGTGCTACAACTTGTTCTGGAAACTCAATAAAATTGTGTTTACCCTGGTTTATTGCATCAAATGTTACGTGATTAATATCTACTAATGTTCTTATAGCTATAAAGTT